AGCTGGTCAGTGCGCTGACACCATTCAGGAGATAACAAGTGAACCCACTAGAAGGCATGACCATTATTATCGAGCAGGAAGAGCCATTCACTGCCAAGACCAACAGGGCTAATCGAGCCAACGTGATTGAGAACTGGAAGTTTGGCCCAGAGGAAACGATTACCGACAACACTGACTACTACCGCATGATGGCTAGGGCGTGGAGCGTAAAGCCAGCCGAGGCTCGAAGGCAGATGTGTGGCAACTGCGAATACTTCAACAACTCCCCTGAAAAGCTGGAGATGATGGAAGTAGTGCCAGAAGATGAGTATGACGCTGATGGTGGTGGTCGAGGATACTGCACTAAGTTCGAGTTTGTTTGCCACAACCTTAGAGTGTGTCAGGCTTGGGAAGCAAAAGAAGAGGACGAGGAGTATTAGTTGGCGAAATTCGCCACTTATTGACAATTTTAGCTAAGATATGAAATGATATATAAAGGCCACCAGACCTTTTCTGGGCATCTCACCTATAAGGGCAAAAACCATGACGCAACCAGCGGACTATGATTTTGATGATACTCCTGATGAACAAGAGCAGGAGCCAGTTGAAACTAACGAAACTGAAGATCAAGCCGACATTGAAGAAGATGTCGAGGAAGATTCCGAATCGTCAACGGATAGTGAGGAGACTCACGATAAACCTATCTTTACTGAAGAGCAGCAACGCATCTTTAACAAAGAAATTGGCAAGAAGACGTTTATGCTCCGAGAGATGGAGCGAAAAAACGAACTCCTGCAAAAACTTGTAGATGAAAGTCAGCGTCCTGCAACTCAGTCGCGGCCACAAGTACCGGCTCTGCCTGACCCGTTTGCTCTTTCAGACGAAGAGTACAAGCGGCAGATCATGCACAGAGAGCAGGCACTAATATCCGCTGCTGCCTATGATGCTCGTATGCAAATGCTGCAAAACCAGCAGGCGCAGATAGCTCAGGAGGCAGCACAAAAGCAGCAAGAGGTTTTAGTTGAGAAGGTACAAAGCTACGCTCAGAGGGCTAAAACCCTTGGAGTCAAAGCAGAGGAGCTTCAGGCAGCAGGATCGATTGTAGGTCAGTTTGGAATTGAAGATTCATTGGTGCAATACATCCTAGAGGATGATCACGGCCCACTGATCACCAAGTATCTTTCGCAGAACATAGGTCTTTTGGACAGTCTGCGACAAATGCATCCAACCAAGGCTGCGGTCATGATTGCTACCGAGATTAAGTCGAAAGCTGCTGCCCTGAAACCAAAATTTACTAACGCTCCTGATCCAATCCGTAGACCTCAGCCATCTGGCGTACAGGTCAAACCGAAAGGGCCGAAGGGGGCAACATTTGAATAGGTGAGGAAATGGCTAATAATTTAAGTAGTAACGTAACCCGTAAGGTCGCCCGTGTGTTTCTGGATGCATTTGAAGCATCACGAGTGATCACAAAGACTGTTGACACTCAGCTTCTGGCTGACAAGTTCAACCCGTCATCTGGTAGCACTGTGGATTTCAAGCGTCCCCATGACTACAAGACCATCCGAACGTCTGGCGGTGACATCTCTTCTTCTACCAAGAGCGAGATCATTGCTGGTAAGGCAACTGGTACTGTACAAAACTACTTCACTGCTGCTACCGAATGGGGCAACGTGGAAGAGGCTCTGCAACTTGACCAACTGGAAGACATTCTGGCTCCGATGGCTCGCCGTATCGTGACCGACCTTGAGGTAGACTTTGCATCGTTCATGCTGAAGAACTCTTCTCTGCGTTATGGTACTCACGGCACTGCTGTTGATGCATGGTCTGACGTTGCTGGCGCTGCTGCAACAATGGACGCAATCGGCATTGATCCAAGCACTGAGCGTTACTACCTGATGAACCCCTTCACTGTAGCAACACTGGCAAGCGCACAGTCTGGCCTTAACGCTGTTGACAGCTTGGTTCGTACTGCATGGGAAAACGCCCAGATCAGCACTAACTTTGGTGGTCTGCGAGCATTGAGCGCCAACACCATTGCCAGCTTTACGTCTAGCTCTGGTGCAGATCGTGCTGGTACTCTATCTGCTGCTCCTGACGCAACCTATGTTACTGCTAAGGACACAATGACCCAGTCTTTGGCTGTCACTGCGTTCCAAGCGAACATGGTCGTCAAGGCCGGTGAACTGGTAACCATTGCTAACGTGAACCGCTTGAATCTGGCTACTCGCCAGCCGATGGTTAGTGCAACGGGCGCAAACATTGCATGGACTGGTGTTGTGACTGCTGACGTAACTCTGGGTGCATCAGGCGAAGGCACACTGGTAGTTGCTGGCCCAGCCATCTACGAAGCAACTGGTCAGTACAACACTGTAACTGCTGCTCCTGCAAACGGCGCGGTGATTACAATCGTGTCTGCTACAGCAACTCTGTACCAACCTAACCTGTTCTACGCCAAGCAGGCTTTTGGCATGGGAACTGTAAAGCTGCCTAAGCTGTACTCGACTGATACTGTTGCAACTACCTCTGACGGTATGAGCATACGCATCAGCAAGTACTCATCAGGTGATGCTAACAGCCAGAAGATTCGTTTCGACCTTCTGCCTGCTTACGCGTGTTTCAACCCGATGATGGCCGGTCAAGGCTTTGGCGTATAAGTGAGCAGGGGGGTTTCGGCCCCCCTAATCCTTCATGGCTACTAAACCACCAAAAAGCACCAAAGACACTCGGCTTGTAAAGGCTGGGGTTGAGGGCTACAACAAACCAAAACGCACTCCTAACCATCCTACTAAGTCACACGTTGTTGTGGCAAAAAGTGGTGATGAGGTCAAGACCATACGCTTTGGTCAACAAGGCGTAAGTGGTTCACCCAAAAAAGAAGGTGAATCTGACGCAGATAAGGCCAGACGAAAATCATTCATGGCAAGACATCGTGCTAACATAGCAAAAGGCAAAATGTCAGCGGCTTACTGGGCTGCAAAGGAGAAATGGTGAGTACAAGTATCTGGATTAAACCAAGCGGTGTAGAGTTAGAAGTTGATGAGGGCAGTGCCGACCTTGCTACCAACATGGGCTGGAAGCGCAAAGAGGCGGCACAAGATGTCCCACAGGCAGAAGAGCCGAAGCGCAAGGGTCGGCCAAAGGTGCAGAAATGAAAGGTCTCTACGCGAACATTGCAGCAAAGCGCAAACGAATCAAAGAAGGCTCGAAAGAGAAGATGCGTAAGCCTGGCACTGCTGGCGCTCCTACTGCTAAGGCATTTAAACAAGCGGCTAAGACTGCTAAACCAAGGTTTGAATAATCATGGCGACTGTTGCTCAAGTAGCTAAGGCATCACTGCAATCCATTCTGGTGCAGGCATCAGAGGCTCCGCTAGAGGCTGATGAGTATCAGGACTTTATCTTTGCTATGAACAATTACATGAACTCACTGGCGGCTAAGGGTGTGAACCTTGGGTATACTGCTGTGAGCAATATTGCTGATGAGGTTACTGTTCCTCCAGGCGCACTGACCGGCATCATTGCTAATATGGCAATCCAGTCTGTTCCGTACTATGGTGGTGTTGTAACGCCTGAGCTTGCCCTAACTGCGCGTGAGGGTATGCAGGCAATGCGTCATCTCGGTCAGATCATCATTCCAACTCGCCTACCAAATACTCTGCCTGTTGGCTCTGGCAACGAGGACAATCAATTCGGTAACGGTCTGCACTTCTACGCAGAGAGCGAACCGACAATCCTTACAGAAGTTAATGGCTCGATTGCATTAGAGGTATCAACAAATGATTGAGCGCAGTTATGGTGTAAGACAGTCTGAGTTTGTCGTACAGACAAGCATTCTGGCGGGATCGTCATTCGGCTTCTTCAACAACGGCTACAACTACCAAATAACCTACGCCAATTTTCTTAATGGTTTAGGCGTGACTGGCACGATTGCACAAGATGGATCGGTAACAGGAGTGGCTGTTTTAGACATTCAGGGCGTGAATAACTTCATTCGCAACCTAGAAGAAGGGCCAGGCATATCGTTGAACCTGAGCGCAGAAAACGGCATTGAAATAGCTCAT